ACCCAGATAGGTCTGTACTGACCGTTCATGGTTATGGCGACACAAAAGTTACCAGCACCGGCTGTTAACGACGAGTCTCTATTGACAACATTTACATTAACCCCTGTGCTAACGCCATCTTGATAAATGGTTAGGACTCCGGTTGTCGGAGTGCTGATACTGCCAGCAGCAGTAATTGGAGTGGCTAAGATTCCCTCAACCTGAGAAGGACCAACTCCTCCGACATTGTAGATACCGCTACAGTCAACGTAGGCAGCTAGGGTATTATCACAGTACCAAGTTTGTATGTAGGTGTTTCCGTTACCGCTATGAGCAACAGAATCTCTGCGGACTTCAAGAGGAGCCGTTGGAGACAGGCGAGGAACACCGATAGAGATGTTGGGTATATCAGTCCTACCAGCAATGGTGTTCTGAATGTTAATACGGTTGGACAATGCTCCACCGCTAAACATCAGTCTGTTGTTGTCATCAATGTTTGTAACAATCTCGATGTTACCACTACCACCCTCACCGCTGGAGAATGTTCCCCGGAGGGCGTTTTCACCAATACCAATAGAGTTTGAATACGAGCCGTTCAGGCCAGCGTTTGACCCTATGAAGATGGAGTCAGAAGCACTGTCTGAGTTGTTAGCCGCGTTCGTACCGATACCAATTATGTTATCTGCGTTGTCGCAGTCGTAACCAGCACGATAACCAACGAAGACAGCCGCAAAGTCCGAGTCCAACAGAGGGTTTGTAACCGTGGCGTTTGCACCAGCTTCGGTACCGATGATGACAGCGTGTTTCCAGCCACTAGCTCCATAGGCAACGTCACAGCCGATGAAGACAGAGCGTGACATGCTAGCGGAGTTAACCAGAAGTTCATTCTCTGCATTAGAGATGAGAACGTTGCAGTTTTCAGCAATGGTACTCGCACCGCTCCCAACATAGTCAGTAAGTCCCTGTAGGGACATTTTACCAACCAAGGGCGATCCAGAGCCGCCAACCTGTGCTACAAGGAAGGTGTCGTCCGTTGTAATCGTACCAAGATTACCCGCCAAGTCAAGGTCACGGAAATCCAACACAATGTGATTTTCGTTGTTCTGAGAAACAACATTTGTTCCTGAGACTCCCAATAGAGGGACCAAATTCAATTCAGCAAGTCCAGATAGAGATGTCCCATCTTGGAATCGTATCGCACCACGCAGTTGGAAATCAGCATCTAGTTTTGCAAACGGAGTAGTTGAAACCGGATTCTGATAAGAAGGGGTGTTTGTGAGAGGACCGCCGCGAGGGTCTAGTGTAAGTAGCGTTTGAGACAACCCGGCACTGTTAGCGAATCTGAATTCCAGATCGTTGATACCCTGATTGCTGCCACCTCTACCGTAGTCGATAGTGTTGAGAACCGTGGTGTTTCTTGAGTAAACGTTATCAAACTCAAAGCTAGTTTCAAACTCCGCACTAGACACTAATAGTACAGAAAGGGTACCATCAACCGTCAGGCTCCTAGCACCAGTCAGCTTACCAAAGAGTAGCGGAGCAGTACCAAACCCAAGGGCGAAAGCTCCGTCTGCTGGGAGCGAAGACGTATATAGGTTTCTACCAATGATGATAGAATCGTCCATTCCGCCAAACGCTCCACCTCCGTTATTGACATTGCTATCGCCAAGAACGATGTTTCTGTTGCTGCTTGTGTATCCTTCAAGACTATCACACCCTACAACCGTGTTGTTGGAGCTTGTGGGTTTCAGGCCACTACCAGTGTGGCGACCAATTAGGGTGTTACATGTAGCAACTCCCGCCTCTCCCATATCGAACCCTGCACCCCAACCGTAGTATGTGTTGTTGTACTTGCTGCTATCTGCCGCACGAGTGTCAGGAGTGTACCAGCCTCCGTAGGTGTTTCCGTTATTGCCGTAAATCAAACCTCCACTAGAGACTAGCGGGTCTAAGTCTTGGCTCAATACAAGGTTTGTCTCAACACCTGTATCGTCGAGGAAGAAAAGAGCCTGACTACGGCCACCCGTAGTGTATGGCTTAACGTAGATTTTACCAAAGGCAGCCGTTGCGTCTGGAGTTGTGGCCTGTTCGTGCTGGGCGATAGTCCCACTGTCCGGTACGTTTTCACAAAAGTACGCAATGGTCAGTGGAGAGTTGGCAGTAAAGTTGCGAGTAGTGTGAGTTCTAGTAAGTCCAATACCTACGTAACCCTTCTCAGTAATGGAAATATGAGAGAATTCCATCCCGGTCTCACCACTAGCACGAATAAGCGAGAAGTCAACCACGGTGTTATCAACGCTACTTGGATGGACACATAAGTCGCCGTACCCATAGCTATTATCAACAACGAAGGCATCATCGTATTCTGGATCGTATGCTATGTGAAAACCAGAGGCCCTAATATTTCCGTTTCCAATTAGCTCTAGAGAGCTACGGAAGAATTTGGAAGGACCGCTAGAGAAGCGAATATTTGAGTCACCCGTAGACTGTACGTTGAAAATTGTATCAGGAAGAATGGGTTCTTGCCCACTTACGTATGTGGCGTTAGTAATGCCAACAAGGCCAGACTGGCTGGCCCGACCCCCATTACGCAATATGGTTACAGCCTCTCTGATCACTCCAGAGTCGCCATTATCCTGATGAATTGATAGTCGATCTTTCATGGTTTATCCTTTATTGATCCAGTTCGTCGTGATAAATTATACTGAATCCGCGAACACCGGCTCCGCTTTTGATTCGACTAGCAAATCTTTGCATTACCTGAACGCCAGAATCAACCGTTCCGTACATGACGGTGTAGTCATAGCCAACCGGATTCCCGCCCACAGAGTGTGTTCCAGAGCGAGCAATGAAGTTGATATCGTTAAGAGTGGGGTAGCGAGCTTCGTAGTGTGGCTCTTGAGCGACAACGACCCTCTGACCAGAAGGGGTGACAGGCTCAACAAAGATTCCCATGCAGCCGCTCTGGATAGCCAAGCCCACATCGTTTCGACCCAACACCCTCTCACCGATGAAGGCTGTGTCGTTTAGGGCCTCAATTGAGATATTGCTTTCCCATCGAGACCTAGTGTAGGCACTGTCTTCTGGGAGACAGGAGAGACCCGCATCGGGGAATCTGTACAAGAAATGGTAATCCCTACGATAAGTGCTTCCGCTAGAGTGGACCTCAAAGCCAGCACCGTCTAGGGCCTGATCGCTGAGAAATCCACAGACGGCGTCGTTGTGGAAGCCAGAATCAGTAGGGTCACAGAAACCACTAGTCGCCAAATGTAACGTTTTGCACTCGTATAGGCAGTTCGTGATTGTGTTGTATTCAATGTCATTGGCGGTAAGTTGACCGCTGATGGTGACATCGTTTAGGTAAGCGTCCCACCTAAGAGAGGGGTGTCCCAAGGCGTATCGGTCATTTTGGTTTGGGACAAGGTCTCCATAGACCGTCATCTGAGCATCGGCCACTCCATGAATGGCTCCAGAGGGCATACCTCCTACGCCGACATTACCACCTGAGAACCAGATATTCTCATTGATAGATTTCCAAGGATGCTGGCTGCGACCCAGATGGTCTTTCCCGCTTTCGGTGGGAGATATGTCACCTGAGACTTGCAGCATACCATAACCGTGCAGGTTAGTGGTACCAATCGCCAGTTGATGACTTCCTACCTCTAGATTACCATAGAGCAGAGGTGCATCACCCGAAGTAAGCGGCTCACCGCTAGCGTCACAGAAATCGCCAGACGTAACCGGAGTCGAGCCGACAATGAATGTATTGCTCGCCGTGGAATTTAGATACCACCCAGCACCATGACCGATAGCAATGTTGTAGCTACCGTGACGATTGTGGTGCATCGTATGGTTGCCGACACCAACGTTTCCGCTTCCCGTGACGTTGCCCACCAACGATTGATATCCGACCGCAGTATTTCCACTCCCGTAGATGTTACAGCTTAAAGCGTAACTGCCGAGAGACGTGTTCTGCGTGCCGTGGTAGTTGTTTCGTAAAGAGGCGTAGCCAAAAGCGGAGTTGTCAGTGCTAGAACGTCCAACCAAATTCATATGGCTTAGAGCCAAATCTCCAGCTACGGTAGTGCGTATGTCTGGAGTGGCGAAGTTCCGAGTGTCTAAAACGGCATCCTGCATAAGGCCCGGTACGGAATCGACCAAGTTTATGAGGCTGGTTCTTAAATCTAATGGTGAGATTTCTTGCGTGGCGTTATCGGGCAGCATTGCCGCGATAGACGCTAGATAAGCCGCTCTGGTAAGAATCATGGATTAGCCCCTACTTGAATTTGATTTGAAGCTGACTCGCGTCAAACTTTGGAGCGTCTCCCTGATAAACAACACGAGGGTTTCCTAGCTCTGCGTAGATGAGCAAATTACCGCTGCCATACTCACCAGAATCGACAATCGCTATGCCAGAGACCCATCCCCAATCAGTCAGGGCGGTTGCAAAGAGAAACGTGTTTAGATTTTTGATCAGTCCGCTACCGGCGTTATGATCGTTAACATCGTAATTCCAGAAAGCATCACCGAGAGTGGCCGGGTCGCCCAAGTCGTATCTTGTATATCCGGTTCCACTGCCATTGATCCCCGTAGGGAGTTCGGGAATGGTAACACCGGTATCAGAATCAACTGGGACTCCACTGCATAGGGCGATGGCGACATTTGAGGGTTTAGAGAAAGTTTCTCCCCTAAACACATGATGGAGTAGCCCAGACTCCATGTAATCAGATAAAGCTGCCATAGGTGGTTTCCCCTTAAAAAGAATCCTGTCGTGTGTGCAAAACGCTATTTACATCCTATTATACACAAAAAAAGAGCCATCCCCGGTTAAATGGGGATGACCCTTTGATTGATTTTTACCCCCGAAGGGGACTGCTTAGAACGAAGCCAGAATAATACGACGATTATCCAGCACGCCGAAGCCCAATTCAGACCAACCGTAGTAGCCAACACGTTGTTGACGATGCATGGTTGGGTCTTCAAAGACTTGCAGGTCTTCTTTCACTGGCATGATGAAGGAGTCCGAAGACCCTTGATCCAAACCAACGACAAGTTCGAGGTCAGACGCTTCCAAAGAACCGCCCAAGCCGTTCAAGAAGAACTCTTGATACTCTTGACCTTCGCCCAGTTCGTCGAGGTCGTGGAGATTGACACCGTAGATGCGAGTGATGGGGGCACCACCCTCAGATGCGGTGTAGATTTCTCTACGAGTTACTTCGTCGATTTGGTCGAGTCCCCAGTTACGTACATCTTCCAGTGCTTCTGGAGAAACGTACATGTCGGTCAAGCGACCGCGATTCGCACTGCCGGTGTTACCACCACCATTACGACGCATCACTGTTTGCGACAGGGAAACGATACGCTTGCTGAACAAGCCAGCGGTAGCGTCACCGTCGAACACCAAGATGTTACGATCAACACCAGCAGCCAAAAGGGTATGCCAGCCGTCGTCGTTCATCTTCTTCACGAAGCCTGCTCTCATGGCTTGTGCAGCACGAGCCGCAACATCCCAGCGAGCTTCACGAGCATAACGCAGCAAGTAATCAATACTTGAGGTAATGCTGTAGGTCGGAATCATCACGTAGTCGCTCTCAACGGCACGTTCAGGAATACGACCGTGACCGGGATTGGTGTAAGCAACATGCTCACCTTCAAGGCCCGGTGCAATCAAGTCAAGAGGATACTCCGTAGAGGCTCCCGGCTCAACTTTGTTTACCTCGAAAATGTCTCCGAGGATATTACCAAGCAGAACACCCTTACGCAGAGGAAGCTCAAGAGCCTTAGCGAACTGACGCTGGGCTGCATAAGCAACGTTCTGATCGTTGTTACCTGTCTTTTTGTAAAGACTAAGGTATTCTTCTGGTGGTCTTGTCTGTGTAGACATAAGATTTCTCTCCTTTACGTTATTCGGGCCTAAGCACCGTGATTAGGAAGGTTGACATAAACTTTGGCATAGCCGTCAGCGTCCTTAGCGGACATGAAACGACCAACAGCCAAGTTTCCAGACCCGATAGCGTCAGATGCGTGGTCTTGCAGGAACCCTGCTGTACCACCGGCATCAGAGGCATAAGCCAATTCTCCGGGGGTTACGGTACCATCAATCATGTTGGTTACAACCCAACCGCGAGTCAAGATAGTTACCTTGCCTCCCTTTTGTACTTCATCTTTATAAACGTTAAGATGGGTACGGGTGAGGTCTTTGTTCACAACGTCGTTCAGAAGAATTCCTACAGGAACGTCTGTCACTGCGGCTTGCTGGTAGGACACGGTGTTGTCACCCTGATCCATCGCGGCACCCGAAGCACTCAGAAGGTCCAAACAAGCAACGCCACCACGAGTGGCTGTACTTGCTGTGTAGAAATAACTGATGTCAGTTGATTCTTCGTATCTATCGCCTTTAAGAGCCATAGTTTTTTCTCCTTTTGTCTAAGCTAGAACGTGTTTTTCAAAGTATTCCGAAACGCTGGCTTGGGCCTTGGACAGTGCGTCGTCCGAGTCGTCACCAACATTCATTTCGTCGGAATCCGAAGCATCAACATCGTCAAGAGCGTCTGCCGCTGCTTGTGCCTGTTCTAACGCCAATGTGGCTGCTGCCTTTACTTCTTCTGCTGCTTTGGCGTCTTTCTTCTTCTTCTTGTCCTTGTCGTCGTCGTCGTCATCGCCCTTCTTCTTGAAATTCTCGAAGTTGGCTTGATTCTTAACAGCCATCTCTACGACAGCCGCAAAAGCGTCATCGTCAAGAGTCGCGAAAGAAATTACAGACTTGCTGGCTTCTTCTTCTTCAACTCCAGCTTCAACAAGAGCAGCCTTACGCTCTGCCGCTTTTTCTTTCTGCTTCATGTCGCCCATGTGCTTCTCTGCTGTAGTCAGAGCTTCCTTAGAAGTCGCAAGTGCGTCTTCCAGTTCTGCTACGCGGGCTTGTGTTGACTTGATCGTTTCGCCCAACTCCGCGATAGAAGCCGAAGACTGCTTTGCAGCAACCTCATATACTTCGATCTTGGAAGCGAACTCCAAGTCCTTTGCTTTTTCGATCTGGGCTTTAACAGTTGCAACTTCGGCCTTGACTGTGTCAAGTTCTACCTTAGTCTCTGCAAGCTGTTTTTCCAGAAGTGACTGATCAGCCATATTGATTTCTCCTATAGAAAGTTTTGAATCAGTGTTCACGTTAAAAGATGCTGTGCTTGAATTCAAAATCACACTTCGGGGATTTGCGGGCTTTGATACCAATCCCTTTCCAGAAAATGCGATTTGGGATAAAGCACGACCAATTTTGTATCCTTCATACTCACCGGTTCCGCCATAAGCCCTGAGATGTTTTGTTAAGAAGGCTGACGATTCTTCTCGCGTCAAAAGTTTGGCAAGTCCCTTTTCATCGACTAGAGCGTAGTCGAATCCAGCAAAGAGGCATTCCATTGACACATACCATTTGCCCTCTGGGATTTCCGCAAGAATCTGCTCCATTCTCTCTTTGTTCTCAGCGTTTATCCAACTGTTGTAGAGAACTGCTTGAGTGATGATGTCGAAATCGCTTGGGGGAGCTACGACTTGGTCTGAAACAGCTTTGCCGTCTTTGGTGAGAACGTAGCTGCCAGTGATATGTCCGATGATATCGTTCTCATCGTGCATAAAGTTGAATTGTTTGTCTTCTGGTGATTTCCGTGCCGCCCAAGTATTTTCAGCGAGGAAAACGTCGTCGTTCTTATTCCATCCGGTGGAGACAAGAACCGCCTCAAGGTAGAAAAGATCACGCTGATCTTTGTTTTCAGCCATGATCTTAGTAAGTATCTCCGGGTCGGAGATGATATTCGATGCCGCTTCAACTGTCCCCGTATGGAGAGACACCGCTGAACAATACGCAACGCTAGCCGTACTTTTGACTAGATCGCCAATACCGTCATTGATTTCAGATTGAAAGATTTCCATAGTTGTTTTTTACCTCATCACATTATACACAAAAGGGAAATATTTTTACGAAAAAGGTCTATTTCCACAGAATCACTCTGCGTAACACTCGATGCAGTGATTCACATAGAGTCCGATTATAGCACTCTCGTACACGTCCATCGGAGTGTTTTCCAAGGAAATTCCCGCCTCAGATATGTCTACACTCAACTCTTGAGGGAGAGGAATATTAGAGGATAACGCTTTGTGGATAGCAGTATCGTCCACCTTTGACATCAGAGGGATAGTAGCTAGAACGCGAAACTTGATGTCCGTCAGTTCTTGGACTTGGGCTTTGGTTAGCTGTCTACGGTTTTTCTTCCCGGCTACATGGAGATAACCCTGAGCGATATTCTCCAGTGCGTCATAGGTGTTCATAACCCAAGGAACCAATTCAGCCGTTCCCGGCTTGCTCTTGGGAGTATCTACACGCTTCTTTCTCTTGTTGCCGTCCTTGCTGTTTTTAGGTCTTCCGCCTTGAGGAGCGGCTGGCTTGGGCTTCATTTTCTCCTTCTGAACCGCCATTCTCTCGTTAATCTCACCCTGACGATCCATCTTCTCCATATCTTTCTGGTGAATATCGTCCGATTCAGGTTGATGGAATGGGCCAGCCTTCGGAGACATCTTGTCTTTATCGCGAGCCGTGTTTTCACGCTGTAAGCGTAAACGCTCCACGGTGGGCACTTCCTTGAATCTCTCAAGGATAGTCTCGTGGGAGATGATGTCGCGGTCTGCGAGTTGAATGAGAAGGTTCTTCTCTGCGGCCTCGTCTGACAGGCTCATCTGGTCATACACGACGTGGGCTGGCTTTCTAAAGCCCATCGCTCGTCTGACTTCTTCAACTTCTTTTGCCCAAAACTTAGTCAGTTGGTCGCGACCGTACTGTAGTCGCTCCATAAGGGTTTTCAGCGAGATGAAGTTGTTGGTGAATCCGCCACCGATAGCCATGCCCGTAAGTGTTGGGGGTACGCCTAGCCCAGCGAAGATGCTGTTGAGAACGGCTTGATACTTCTCGGAACCGAGAAATTTATAGACCTGACTGTTACTCTCTGTGAACTTGAGTTCTGGACCCCAGACAAGTTCCATCGTTCCCCCACCAGTATTGCTGGCTAGGATGTTACGGAGCTTGTTGATACCCGCCCTTGTAGGCAGAACCTTGTGATCAAAGTCTCCGAGGGTCCACAGACGGATGTTAGAGATTGCACCATCCAAAGCAGCAAGGTCGGCCAGCTTCATCTTCTCAAGCATGACGATATCGTCGAGGATAGCATACACCATTGGATGTGCCCAAGATTGCCAGTCGTCCTTCTTATAGTAGCAGACGCACAGCTTCTCTGGGTCTAGCTGCACCTTTTCTTTCTTGTCCTTTATGGCCCTCTTAACTTCGGGAGGTAGGGTCTCAATGACCTTCATAGGAATCGAACCGTCCTTGAAGTTGTCAAAGAAGGTACTGGCAGTTAGCTCATAGTTCTTCCTACCTAAGAATAGGTTGACATCGCCGTCTTTTTGATCAATAGCCAGAGGGTTCAGGAAGTTGTAACGCCACGGCATCAGTCCCTTCTCTAGGTCTGGAATCTCAACGACGATGTCGTTGGCAAGCGTTTTGAGGTACCTGCTTATCTTCGGAGAAATATTCGCATACGACTTGTAAATGAATACGTTTCCGGTGCGGTACAGGTTGTTAAGATAGCGTTCAGAACGCTCTTTACCATCAACCTTCTTGAACCACTGCTGGTAGAACTTCTCGACACTTTTGTTCTCGTGTACGAGGTTCACACCCTGACAGCCAAAGTCCCCCATCAGATCAATGATGTTTCGGACGATACCTACCTTGTCGTAGGCATCCATGCACATCTTAATGATTCGCTTTTGCTGGGTTGGAACCTGTTCGCCGGGACGAAAGGCGTAGTAGTCAGCGTGCCCAAACTGTGGCTTAACGGAGCGGTTTGGCTCTACGTCAAGGAATGTTCTAGCGTTTCCTTTCGCTACTCCATCATACACCTCGTGAATCTCAGCAAAATCTGCAAAAGCCGCCGCTCTGCTGGCGGGGTCGGCGTCATTCCATGTGTTTAGCGGATCAGGCATTATTTGGTTATTCCTTGTATATCTAAGTCTCTTGCT